TCTCAATGGTTATTAAAATGTACAGGAGGGAGGTATCGTTATGTTGCGTAAGTTAAAGCTATATGGCGAACTTGCAGAGTTTGTAGGGCATAAAGAATTTGAAATACAGGTAGATAGTCTTTCAAAAGCAGTTAGTTTTCTTGTTAATAATTTTCCGCAAGTCGAAAAATATATGAACCCTCAATATTATCAAGTAAAAGTTGGTAATTATTCTGTTAATGAGGAAGAGATACACCACCCAATAGGACAAGAAGATATACACATTGTTCCTGTTATTAGTGGTGCTGGTAGAGGTTTTGGAAAAGTATTATTAGGTGCTGCTCTTATTGCAGGAGCTTTTATGTTGCCAGGTGGACTAGCTGCAACAGGATTTACTCTAAAAGGTGGTTTAACTGGAGCTTGGTTAGGAAAAACTATGGTTTATGTAGGTGCTTCGTTGGCACTAATGGGTGTGAGTGAACTGTTATTTCCTTTGCCTAAACCAAAAGAATTTAAATCAGAACAAGATCCACAATTATCATTTAGTTTTTCTGGTACGCAAAATACTAGTAGAGCTGGAACTCCAGTTCCAATAGTTTATGGAGAGATAGTAACAGGTTCGGTTGTTATAAGTGGTGCGATTGATACTCAGCAGGTACAAGCATGACAAAACCTAAAATTATCAGAGGATCTGGAGCACCTTCTCCTCCTACCCCACCTCAACCAACCAGAGCACCTGATACTTTACACAGTAGGCAGTTTGCTACTTTTCTTGACCTTATTTCTGAAGGAGAGATTGAGGGTTTTGCCTCTGCATCAAAAGAAGGTAGAACGCAGGGAACTGCTGCATATAATAATGCTGCATTGAAAGATGTATTTCTTAACGATACTCCTGTTTTAAAAGCGACTGCTGATTCTACTAATCCAGTTACAACTGACTTTAATTTTCAAGATGTAACATTTAATCCTAGATTTGGAACATCAGGTCAGACAAAAGTTGAAGGTATTGAAAGTAGTTCTTCTGTTACAGCAGTAGGAGTAACAGTTACTCAATCTTCTCCTGTCACAAGGCAGATAACAAACTCAAATGTTGATGCAGTAAATGTAACTATAACCTTTCCACAATTACAAAGGGCAACAGATCAAGGAGATTTATTAGGTTCTTCTGTTCAGTTAAAAATAGCAGTTCAATATAATTCTGGTGGTTTTACTGATGTTATTGATGACACTATTACAGGTCGAACTGCTGATGCGTACCAAAGAGACTATAGGGTAAATCTTACAGGTGCTTTTCCTGTTGATATAAGAGTTACAAGAGTAACAGCAGATAGCACATCTACAAGTCTTATAGATGCTTTTACATGGACAAGTTTTGGTGAAATTATTGATGATGCTAATACTTATGCGAATAGTGCTTATGCTTCTCTCAGATTGGACTCTATGCAGTTTCAATCAATACCTACAAGAAAGTATCGTATTAGGGGAATAAAAGTAAGGATTCCAGGAGCTGGTGCTAGTGGATCTGGTACGCCAAGTATTGACAGCACAACTGGTCGCATAATTTACCCCGATGGATATATTTTTAACGGAGTTATGGGTGCTGCTCAATGGTGCTCATGTCCTGCGATGGTCTTATTGGACTTACTTTTGGACACACGCTATGGATTTGGCAATCACATAACAGAAAGTTCACTTGACTTATTCTCTTTTGTAACTGCAAGTAAGTTTGCAAATACATTGGTATCAGATGGATTAGGAGGACAAGAGGCTAGATTTAGTTGTAACGTAAATATTCAATCATCAAGTGAAGCGTTTGATCTTATAAATGAACTGGCAGGTGTTATGAGATGTATGCCAATATGGTCTGCTGGTAGTATTCAACTTGCACAAGATAGTCCAAAAGATGCAAGTTATTTATTTAACCTTGCCAACGTAACTGAAGAAGGATTTAGTTACTCAGGAAGTGGATTAAAAACAAGAAATACTGTAATTTCTGTTTCTTATTTCAACATGGATAGTAGAGAGATAGATTATGAAGTTTATGAAGATACCGCCTCGATAGCTAAATTTGGAGTAATTATTAAGCAAGTGAAAGGATTTGCGTGTACATCAAGAGGACAAGCTAGAAGATTAGCAAAAGCTATTTTATTTGCTGAACAAAATGAAAGTGAAGTTGTGGCATTTGCAACTTCTATAGATTCTGGTGTTGTTGTAAGACCTGGTGCTGTTATTGATATTGCTGATCCTGTCCGTTCTGGTGTTCGTAGAGGAGGAAGAGTTACTGCTGCAACAACAACTGAAATAACTGTAGATGATACGGCTGCAACAGATTTGCCTACATCAAATAATCCGACATTAAGTATAGTTTTACCAGATGGAACAGTAGAAACAAAAACTGTTCAATCCATATCTGGTGCTGTAATCACAGTTGCTTCTGCTTATTCGCAGACACCTAATGTAAATACTGTTTGGCTTTTACAAAATGATACAGTTCAAGCTCAAAAGTTCAGAGTGATAACTGTAGAAGAATCTGATGGTATAAATTATGCGATTACTGCCTTATCTTATGTAAATGCTAAATATGCTTTTATTGAAGATGGTGCAAGTCTGCCAACCAGAACAGTATCAATATTAAACCTGCCAAAAGATCCTCCATCTGCACTACAGGCTGAAGAAAAAATTGTTGTTATCAATAACCAAGCTGTATCTAAATTAATTGTTAGCTGGCAACCTATTGTCGGTGTTACGCAGTATCAGGTTAACTACAGATTTAATAATGGTAATTTTATATCTACAACAGTTTCTTCTCCAGATTTTGAAATACTTAATAGCGATGTTGGAACGTATGAGTTTCAAATATTCAGTTATAATGCAGCATTACAGACAAGTGCTACTTCTGCTGATTTAACATTTGTTGCACAAGGTAAGACTGCTTTACCAGGAAATGTTACTGGATTGACAGCAGAACCTATTAGTGAAAAGTTAGTAAGATTACGTTGGAATTTATCTACTGATGTTGACGTTATTCATGGTGGTCGTGTTTATGTAAGACACTCGACAAAAACAGATGGATCTGGTACATTTTCTAACTCGGTTGATTTGATTGAAGCGTTAGCTGGTAATACAACAACTGCGGAAGTTCCATATCTTGAAGGTGAGTATATTCTTAAATTCAGAGATGACGGAGATAGATTTAGTCCAGGAGAGACAAGTGTAATTATTGATCTTCCTGATAACCAAGCTCCTTTGATTACACAAACTAGAAGAGAAGATTTAGATAGCCCTAAGTTTCAAGGAACAAAAACTAGTATTGATTTTGATTCTGCTACAGGAACTATTAACTTAGCTGGTTCTGGGTTGTTTGATACAATAACTGACTTTGATGCTATTGGTTCTTTAGATGATTTTGGTGGTATTGCAAGTTCTGGTACTTATGACTTTGGAGGAGCAGCAGGTAGTACAACTTTAGATTTAGGTGGTGTGTTCAGTCTTGATCTCAAACGTCACTTCCTGACAGAAGGTTTCTATCCATCAGATTTATTTGATTCGAGAGGTTTGATTGATGATATTACTGACTTTGATGGAGCTACAGCCACAGAGGTTAATGCTGAGATGTTAGTAAGGGTTACACAAGATAATCCCAGTTCTGGATCTCCTACCTATTCTGATTTTCAAACCTTTGCAAATGGTACTTATAAAGGCAGAGGATTTCAGTTTAGGGCTAAGTTAACAAGTAATGATACTGCACAGGATATTAGAGTCTCACAGTTAGGCTATACAGCATCTTTACAGAGAAGAACAGAACAAGGTAATGTTATTGCAAGCGGAGCAGGAGCAAAGGCTGTTACCTTTACTAATCCGTTTTTTGTTGGTACTTCTTCTTTGCTTGGAGCAAATTCCAATCTACCCTCTATTGGTATCAATGCTCAGAATATGGCATCAGGAGATTACTTTGAAGTGTCCAGTGTATCTGGAACGGGTTTTACTGTTCACTTTAAAAACTCATCAAATGCTTCGATTGATAGAAATTTCACTTATCAGGCTGTCGGATTTGGTAAAGGAGGGTAGAATAGGCTCAATGTTACTTTTTTAAATGGCAGAACACGATTTTATAATTGATAACGGAACTGGTAGTGCCGTAAGAGCAGACATCAATAGTGTTTTACAAGCTATTGCGTCTAATAATAGTAAATCTGGTGCGTTAACAACCAACTATGCGTTTCAATGGCACGTTGATACATCTGATGGACTTTTAAAGATAAGAAATGCAGCAAATAATGGATATGTAACTGTAGGAACAGCAGCCAGTACTAATTTAGGATTAATGCCTCAAGCTGGAGGTACTTTTACAGGAAAGATAACTCATAACTATACATCTAGTTTGACCATACCATCTGGTACAACGGCTCAGAGAGATGGCAGCCCTGCTGTTGGTATGCTTAGACATAACTCAACTCTTAACCAATTTGAAGGCTATAACAATGGTGCTTGGGGTGCTATTGGAGGTGGTGCTGGAGCTACGGGAGGAGGTACAGATGAAGTGTTCTTTGAGAATGACCAAACCGCAACAACTTCTTATAGTATTACTGCTAATAAACACGCTCATAGCGTAAGTCCTACAATTAATAACGGAGTCACGATTACCGTGCCTTCTGGTGCAAAATTAGTTATCTTATAGTTATGCCTATTTCAATTAACGGATCAGGAACAGTTACAGGAATCTCAGTAGGAGGTTTGCCTGATGGTTGTGTCGATACAGATACATTAGCAACTAGCGTAACTAGGGGTAAAATTTTACAATCTGTTGCTGATATAAAAAAAGATACTGGTTCTTATACAACAAGTAGTAGTTTTGCTGCTACAGGAATGAGTGTAACAATAACACCTCAATCAGCGTCAAATACATTATTAGTTATAGCACATCTTTCGATAGGTAATTCAACAAATAATTCAACACAATGGAAATTGTATAGAGGCACATCAGAAATAACTGCTGCTAATAGCACAGGAGTAACTAATAAATCTTTTTTATGGCTTTAC